TGTTATAATATTCATTACTGATTTTTTCTAACTCATCATACGCACTTTGAGTAACTCCAACTTTCTGCCGGTTTCCGTAAAAATCAACCTGAATAATATTTGTTCCATCTACAATGCAAGTCATCGTTTGTGGATATGTAGTAAGTACAGAACTGCTTGTAATTCCTAAATTCATATTGCCACTCATAGTCTTGCCTCCGTTCATTTATCTTAACTATATTATCCGTTAAATCGGCCCTTATAATCCGTCAACATTCCCTCATAATTCCCTAATATGGACATAAAAAATAAGGCAGCCACAACTATTATGTGACTGCCTTTAATGCTCTCTTAACTGAATTATACGCCTGCTGCAGATCTCTTTCGACCGTTTGCACTGACGTATCTATTTTCATTGCTATTTGATAGTTTTTAAGATCGTGAATAAATTTGAGTTCTATAATTTCTATTTGCCGCGGCGTTAGTTTGGCTTCTGAAATGATTGCTTCAAATTCCTTTCGAGTGGACTGCGAAAGCCAATCTCTTGCCTGCAAACGGCAAGTATCCATATAATCACCTGCTCGCTGCTATAGCTCCTACTAATACCCCTCCTGCAAATCCCCAAAAGGTCTTCTGTCTCTGCTTTAATTCACTTCTGGACTTTTCTTGTTTTATTTGAGAGCTCAACGTCTGTAAGGATTTGTTTTGCTCTGCTATTGTTTTTTTGGAGTTCGACAATGATTCCTGCGCAAGCATTAGCTCGCTCCTTATCTTCTGATAAGATAAACGCTGCTCTTCGATTAGCTTCTTCAGCTCGTTCGAGTTCATCTGCTGCAGTTCCAACGTGTTCGATAGCCCTATCAACAGATTTTCCTGTCTGTTTATTATCGTCTGCAATTCGTTGAACTGTTCCCTGGACATCGTTATTGTTTTCGGAAGTTCCTCCGCAAAACAATTTAAAGAAAATGATAAGCACAGCAATAAGGGCAAAACTAATAACAAGATACTTGCTATACCTGATTTGTTTTTCTTCATTCACTTTCTGCCCTTCTTTCAAATTAAATTCTATTTCATTATCATTAAGATAGTTCTATTTTCAATATAATCAACCTGTGCGCCGTTTTCTATACTCCCACTTAGATTTTCCTAGTGTTTTAGAGATAAAACAACGCACAGGCTGATTCTGTGGCTAGCTTTTATCTTACAGATTGTAATAAGTAATGCACCCTACCAAAATCGCAAGAGCAATACCAGCCCAAATCAAAATACGCTGTTTTCCATATTAGTCACCTCCTTATACAATCTTTACCAATTATGATGCCACCAGATAGCCTTACCACGAATAACATCACCGCCTGGTTTCAGTTCTCCGTCGCCTGGCAAATCTGGTAATTTCCACAAGTCCCAGCGTTCAAAAGTAGTTGCCGGGCCGTAGTCGTCTACGTCTGCTGCTTCTGCATGTGTCATTACGGTATCGGCATTAATGTCCAATCCAAGTTCCTCACACAGTACAGCTACAACTTTTGCCATACTATCTATCTGTAACTCTGTCGGTGGCACGTTGCCAAAGTCGATATGCCCATCGGCATGAGCTACAGCATCTACACAGCACGCTAAAGCAATCCCAATAGCTCTAGAATTGCGCCGCCATGTATGAGCCTTATATTCAGTCAAATCTTCTGTTGTCGCCATAACAGCGCCGTCGCTATCAATGTTTAAGTGATAGTCACTAAAAAACTGGTGATAATTACCAGCTGACCAATGTAGATAGATCTTATCAATATTACCTCTAGCCCTTGCTGCTAACTGCCGCAGCTCATCTAAAGTGATTCTTTTTGTCACCATTGCTCTCGATCTCCTTTTCTAAATTGTCAGGTACTCCATCCCCATCTTTATCTACCAAACTCGTAGCTATAAACGTCACAAATGCGACCATAGCGGGGCCTGTAATCTCACGTATCAGCGCCAGTAAGTCACTCATAACAATCTTGTCTAACCACAGCCACAGGTAAAGCCACGCAGCGTAATAGGTCAGTACCAGCAAAACGACTGCAATAAAATAGCCTACAATGACAGCCATTATTTTGGGCGACATTGAGGCTACTTTATTTCTGGCACTCACTATTAAGTTTTTTATTTTCTCAAACATAAATATCACTTATCCTTACACGAACAGTTATTACATTTGTTTTCAATCAGTAATAGCCGTTCACCAACTTCGTTAATCCTGTTATGTGCAGATTTTGCCTTCTGATCAATCTCAGCAAATTTTATCTTTAACTCTGTTGTACGTTCTTGCTCCCTATTAATAGTCTTAGCTAAAGCGTCAACAGTCTTTTGCAGGTCCTCTATCGCCGTAGACAAAGGATTTATTATCCAAATCTTAAATACAAAACCTACTATGCCAAATAAAAAGCTAAAGATTGTTATTGAGGCCATTGCCATTTCAACCATCTTTGCACCGCCTAATCTAATATAATAGCTTCCAAATCCTCTTTACTTAATGCTGCCTCTACTTGTGCCTGTTTAATCCATCCGTCCTGCTTGCAATTCCCACGATGCAAGGACAGATCAACATTCCATTGAATTAACTGTGGAACTGTTAAATAATAAATACTTTTCTCCCTGCTTCCTGCCGAATAACCACGAATCGGATATCCCATGGGAAACTTTTCTGCAAATTTCTCTGGAGATAGGTTGATAGTATTTAAATCACTTGATACAGTGAGTTGGGTGTCCTTATCACTGTCATAGGTAACAGGACTACCGGTGCAACTGCTTATAAAACCGCCGGTTATTTTCGCTGCTGTCCATGCGTTTACTTGGTCCAACTTCGCTGATTTTAATTTTTCAAACGTCGGATGTATATATTCACGTGTTGCTTTAGCGGATATATATGCATCAATTTCATTGATTTTATCCTCAATAACAGCAATGGGCTTGTCGCAAAAATCACCATTTACAACAGCATGGTTCTGTTGATCGTCATAGATTACCTCGCTTAATGTTACCTCGCCAGCCTGTAAGCTACCGCCGTCAATAATAAAGTTATCAGGGCTATCCTTATACATCTTTTCCTCGTTAATTATTAAAACCTCACTGTTCAATATTTGAAAACATTTCATAAGTTATCAATCCTTTCTTATTTTTCTGTCGGGGAACTGCCGTCACACGAACATAAAGCCACAGTAGCTACTGCAACTTTAACTGGTGATGTAGGTCATATTGCACATGACTCACAATATGGAATGACTGTACATACAGGAGTTTTTAGTGTGACTACTACCTCACGTGGCAATGGTGATAGTGGTGGTTCTGCTGAAACGATACACTTCAATGGTTCTCATGGCCATTCGGTTAACATTAGCAATACAGGTAATGGTCAATCACACAACAACCTACAGCCTTACATAGCCGTATTCATGTGGTGTCGCATAGCCTAAAGAGCTGTCGGAGAACTGCCAAGAACTAAACTAACTGCCACAGCGTCAAATACTAATATTAACGGCTGGTTTCCAGCGGACACACGTGACTATGCATCAAAGAACTATGGCGGGGTATTTAGTCAAACTTACCTAAATAATCAATCAAACGGTAGCGATGGTAATAGTTTAACGTATAAGTATACGTTAAACGCAAACGTATCACCAACAGTATCGATCTCAGAATTTGGCAGTAATCAATCACACGAAAATATGCCACCTTTTATCTCAATTTTCTGCTGGAAAAGAATTGCTTAAGCAGTTCTTTTCCATATATAGACTGATAAATATGGGGACATATTGTTGTGGGACAAGTTCTTACCAGTATCTGAAACAGAAATGGTATGACTATGGCTACCAGCGCCTTGCGTAGAATCTAATGATCCACTGCGATCAAACCAATATCCTTTACCCCCGCCACCGGAAGCACTTGCGTAAGCATTAAGTGTATGGCTATGATTGCCGTCAGTACTACATGTTGCGACGTGTCCATGTTCTGGCAGTTCTCCGACAGATAACTGATGTTCGTGTTCGCCGCCAGTACTGCCAGCTTTATATTCTACTCCCCACTCAGATTCGCCTTGTGCAAGTAATACACGGCCTGCTGGCATTGCTTCCCAAGTACCACCAAAAAGAATTGCTGGCGATGTCGCCACCGTACTCATGTATATCGATCCAATTGGATAACACATATCCAATTTAAACGAATTAAACGTTGTACTGCTCCCATCGCCTTTGGTGACGGTTACTGTGCCGTTTTTTTCTGTTACCGATTTTACATAACAATTGAAAACAGTTTCATGTGCGTCCTCTGCCTCATTGTGTTTTTTAATAGCAGTATCCATTTCTAATACCGTCGGATAAACAATACTTTTATCAATCACTGCTTGAATATTTTGAGCATTAGACACAACGAAAGTTGTTTTAAAAATTGCTTCATTCACTGGGTCTGTTTTGTCCGGCATATAATCAGCATAATTCCCGGCGTTAGTATACGCGTAAAGCCTTTCTGTGCCACCTTCTCCTATTTTTGCAAATACACCTATTTCTTTAGCATGAAAACCCGCGTCAACTTCGCTGTTACTTACAACAGCAGTTAATGTTACCTGCCCCGGGCGAGATGTAGCGTCAATCGCTGTAATATTTGCATTTATCCTGTTATCGATTAAATCCGTCAAATTTATGATTGATCCACCATTTAAATCGCCTGCCCCTAGAGTAACTTTTGTAAAAATCAAACCTTGACCACCTTGTGATTCTGCGATCATACTTAATCCGTCTTTTGTTATTACCATGCTCGGATATTTAGCCATTTTTTCACTCTCCTTACCTTATTTCAATCAAATTACACAATCTTACAAAACCAACAGCACTAACGACAGAATCATCAATTTCGATACTAATATCTAAATCAGCTGGTATATTCGTCGTATTTCCGCATGATACAACTCCGGCAACTCTGATCTTACCTTCGGCACTCATAATATTTCTGAAAAAATATCCTAAATGCGCAGGTTTCTTTTCATTAAGCAGTTCGACTATATATTTTAAATTAAGCATTATATAACCGCTCTGCACCTCATAAAGCAGCTTGCCGTCAACAAAATCAATTACTATGCCGTCTTTATACCAAGCGTCAGCAACCGACTGTAATAAAGCAATACTGGCTTTACCATTGGCTTTCCATTTCGATTCGATTATTTTGCGACGTTCTTCAATGCTCTGCGTCGATAAAGGTATAATAGACATTTCCCTTTCAAACCGTTTTACTGTATTAAGATCAGCAGTATCGAAAAAATAATTACTGAACACCACATCAAGAACCTCGGATATATTATCGGCGTAAATCCCAGCCGCATTGTAAAGCTGCTGTACCCACGGATCAGACCGGTATATTGAATTTAATGCTTTCAGCGTATATTCTTTAGCTTTCACTTACAACCACCTGCCCCAGCACTGCAACCTGTTCTCTGTCGATGGCGATACGATCCTTACCACCATTTAGCACGACGCTAGTATAATCAATAACGCCTTGCGCTGATAATACAGCGTCAGCAATCATCGCATATGAAACATAATCTTGCTTAAATGCAACAGTTTTCAAATACTCTGTTACTGTTTCAGTGATTTCACCAGTCACCGCCGGCAGATCATATCCTGACTTTAATGTGACTGCCGTAATAACATTTATCACCAAAGGTTCAGCAGCTTGAACGGTGCAATATGCCCCCGTCGGCGCAGTACCTTCACCTCTACCGGTAATGCCCGGGTCAATATAATCCTGAACATTTTTGATAATTTCATCAGATGGAACAACTCGATTACTGTCAATTACCACCACTTTCACAGTATTATCACCAGCCCAAAGCGGAAAAACTTTAGCGTCTCCGACACCCTCAACCTCTTTAGCCCATGCTTTATAATGGTAAATATTTCCGCTCACAATAGGTTCATGAAGCGATTCGAGATATCGCTCACGAAAATCATCATCTGATTCGGCGTCATAACCGTCTTTTGTTGGATCATCATTCGTAATTGTCGCAATCCCTTGTAATGTTATTGGCATATTAACAATAGTATTAGCACCAACATTACCGATATTGCCAGCAACAACACATTTAACCATTACTGTATCGCCGTTGTTGACTGCTTTACTTTCAACAGATTCAAATTGTACCCCGCCGTCTGATTCAAATAAATCACCTGTATTAACAAAGCCGCTGCCTTCAACAATACGGACAACTCCGATTGCAAAAGTAGCGGCTTTTCTCTTAACATTTCGACGTTGCTCGATAAACCTTGTCAGATCATTTCCTGACAAATTATTCACGTCAAGTTTGTTTTCGATATCTTGCGCTTTTACATACAATGCTAAACAGGTAATTGCAAAAGCTCTTGTCAGATCATAAGTTGGAAATCCTTGCGTTTTTTGATAGTCATTAGAAATATTTTCCAACATATCAGAATGAATTTTATTAACATCAGATGTCATTTATTATTTTCACTTCCTCACCGGTGTTAGTTGTGACCGTAAAACTGAATCTGCCCTTACTGAAAACCCAATCAGTCACACTCACCACAGCTGGGCAGCCGTTTAAAATTCCGTTTACAATCCGCTTTTTTATTTCAGCCAATACATAAGACCTCGGCAACCTGTACCCCAGCAACCCGTCCAGCCTGACCCCAAAATCCGAATTATAAATCGCAAATTTATCTGACCTTGTTCTGATAAATAATTCGATCCATTGCTTTATTGCGTCTACCTGCGTAGTATCCTTATTATTACCGTTGGCAAAAATAAAACATTTGTTTTTATAATCAAACGCAAACGATCGCCCTACATGGTTATTAGACAACTGCATTTCATCGTTTTCCGTAGTATTTATCAATGATAAATCAATTGACGGGAACATTTTATTCTACCCCCTTTACTATATCGACAATAAAAAAGTGCTGCCCGCTTTCGTCAGGCTGCACCATTACCATATCGCCAATTTTCCAAACTTCATGAAGATGAATCTTTCCGGTCGCATTGATATCACCACTTGCGTCATAACTGCCGCCGCCGTGTTCACAGCTTACCTTTATTTGTCCGCTCTGCGATTGATCTGCAGTGAAATCAAAGTCACTTTTTCTTTCCAAAAGCTGATTGCACACATAACAATTTGATCGGTCAATAAAAAATTTTCCGTCTTGAATAGATATTTTCAACGGTTCTAGCGATACAATTTTGCCAAGTATCGCACCCAACGGTTTAGGATTATCACGGTCTTTAAATAAATTCGCAAGCGTTACTTCCCAATCTTTCATCAAATCACCGCCAAACTCAAAGACATGGTATGTAAAGCAGGAGTGTAATTATGCACGCAGTTTTTAACCAAGAATGTCCCTACCAAATCAATTTCAGGTTTATTAAAAACCAACAAACGCCCTGATCTAACTTTGTCATCACCGAAAAATTTTAAAGACCGGTCTATTTGTACCTTGTTCAGCTCTGACAATTTCTTCACTGCGATATTCTGCGCCTGCGCTGAATTTTTATCATCAACCTTTTCAATTTTAGCCAACAAACCATAATGTTTTATACTTTCCGCGTCTTCTGCCATGCCGTACACTTGCGCATGTTTTTCACTGCTGGCGACAACTGTTATTCGATTACACATATCAGCGATAGAATATGTCGCAGCGTATTCTCCCGGCAAATCAGTAATGTTAAATTCTTTGCCCCCGGTATAAGGGACATATTTTGCGTCAATAATCAAATCTGTATATCGTTCAACATACAGCTTATTCAACCTTACTTCAAAGCGATATTTTTCACCACGTTCAGCAGTCGCTTTTTTTAGTAAATCACGTATGATATCAGATACTTTATTTCCGTTATAAATCGCTTTCACCAGTGTCGGAATTTCAACAATATTACCGATTGGAATATTAAATTCATTACACAACTGACGTATCGCTTCACTCACAGATATTCCGTCATATTGTTTCATTGCTTCTGACTTATTTAGATAATATGCAAAATCATATGCGGTATATGATCGCGTCGTTATTCCATTGCGGCTATCTTCGACAATAATGCCCGCAAAAACAAGTTCGTCGTTATTGCTGAACATAACTATACCGCCATTTTCCAGCCCTTGACTGAAATTTTTATCAAGCATATTTACCAGCATTTCAAAATGAAAATCCATTCCTAAAGCGTCAACATTATCCGACCGCGAATAATTCGATGATACTGCTGTTATATCACGTCGTTCACCGTTTTTTTCATAAATTAGAGATAATTTATTCATTGCGAACACCTGCTGCCATTTTCAATAACGAATTCAATTCAGACCCTAATTTATATTCACTGGCTTTCAAACTGTAATGTATGTCGCCGACCTTGTCAGAATAATAGGTGAATTCATCGACTAAACACGACATGTCAATGTAAACATCGCCATTACCATAAGTAATAGAACATTGCAGGGGAATGTATTTACGACGCCACTTTTCAAAAAATTCAACAACTTTTTGCGCACTGCTACCAGTAGGACGAGCAAAAGGATAGTTTTTACCTTCCGCCGGCAATAAACTTTCAATTGTTATTTCTCGTAATCCCATTAACCCGATCACCCTGATTGATCCTGAAATAGATTCAAATGTTTCGTTGTTCTGCGGCTGTGCCAATTCAGGCAAATCAGCGGGTACAATTGGCAATACAATATAGTCACTTTTATTCTCAACTGAAAATACAATATCGGCAGCCTGCTTTTGAAATGGTATTCCAA